GGTATCCAATTGGTTAAGTTGGTTTTCCAAGTTTGGTTATCTGGTGAAGTTAAATCTTCTGTACATTCAACTGTGGCACTTCCACCAGCAGCATCTTGATAAATTTGTACAATACTAGAAGTTGCAGCTGGTTTCACTGCAGGTATATCTCCTGAACTTTGCCAAACGTTATCGCCACGCATCAATAGTGGTGATGGAATACTTTCGTTGAATGCTTCTTTGTTAGCTGGTGGAGCAGTTTTTGCAACTCCATAACCTAGTTTTTTCCAAAGAAAATCAACTTTGGTGCTATCTGCTAATGCCATTAGGTTTGTACTCCTACACTAACGCTGGTAAGGGTTTGACCACTTGCTATTGCAATACGCACTAAAACATTGTTACCTGTTGAGTTTGAACTGTTTTCACTGCCTAGTGTCATAGTATAGGCTGCATTTATAGTTGAACCTGTTGGAATAACATCTGCACCAGTTAACGCACATCCGTTACCACCGTTACCACCCGAACCTGTGTTTGCTCCTGGAACACCTGCTCCGGCATACTGTGTTGTTCCTTCTATCCAACCATTTAACGAACTTGCAGCATCAATAACTGTGTCCGGAGCGGCTATCCATAATCCTGTTATTCCTGTGCTACTGTTTAAACTTATATCAAAGTTAGCCATTGTTGCTCTACGAAATGCAAATGTAAAGTATTGTGTGCCAGTACGTGATGTGGCTAAATCTCCGCCTACTGGCAAATAACCACTGCTTAAATCTGTACTAAAATGACTTAGTGTTCCCCAGCGAACAATTGCTTCACTAGTGCCAGCAACTGTTATTGCACCAGTCCAGGCTTGAGCAGTATAGAAGTCTGTACTTCCAGTAAAACTTGGAGTGTCTGCGGCACTGCCTAATCCAGTAATTCTCAATCCATCATCATCAAAAACACTACCAAGTGCATCTGCAACTGGAATATTTTCTTCATCAAATCCAGTTAAACTTGCACTGTATATTTGAATGTATTTGTTAGTCATATCAACAACTGAACTTGAACCGTTAACGTTGAACATCTGTGCATCAAGATATCCAATTGCTCTGGCACTACCGTTAATGCTAAGGGCAATTGTTCCCATTGTGTAATCACTTGCTACGCCAACATCTGCGTTTGGTATGCCTACTGTGAGCATTGAACTTGCACCATTAATTTGTGTATATGTTTTTGTTTGTGTGCTAATAATACTACCACTGGTGCTTTCAGCAAGTGTACCAGTTGTAAACTGTATTGGTGTAGTTGTATCTCTATAGGTTTGCCCTGTAAGATCTCCTACTGCCAAACCAACAACATTAACTGTAGGAGACCCTGTATTATAATATGGTACACCAGAAATATATCTATAAGTTCCTGCAGTTCCTTCTGCAATAGTTGCACCACTTTGTACAACAGTTGGAACATCTGTCATTGTATCTTTTACAAAACCAATTGTATTTGTTGCTCCGGCAGTTGAATGTGATAAACTTGCATCATTGTATCCTGCACTTATCCCGCTTGTAGCTCTTTGCCATCTAGCATCAAATACCTTTGCAAACCCAGTTGGGTATGTACTAGAACTAATTTCATCATGTGCATCGCCATCGTTCACAACTATTAAGTCTGTATAGGTTCCTGCACCGTCACTACTAGCAGTAAATGTCACTGCTCCTGCCGCCACATTATTGAATGTTGCAGTTAATGTTCCTGATATCGAAGTGTTTGCATCAGTCACTGTATTTGTATTAATTGGATCAGCAGTTGTATATCTTGTTACACTGGTTCCAGCACTTGGTATGTTTCCGCTACTATTGTCTGTTGCAGCCGCAGCTAAGAACGGACTTGTACCTTGACTAGCATCTTGTAGGCTAAGTGTCTTACCGCTTAATGCAGTTGGTGCAGCTGGATTGGCATTGATTGTGATATAATTTGTTTTTGTTTCTGTATCTGTTTGTGCAATAGTTATTGGAGTTCCGCTTGAGACTAGTTCAACAGTAAAACTTGCAACACTTGGGTAACTGTTTGTTATGTTGGCAGCACCCGGAGTACCTGCTCCAGTTGTGATGTCACCTGTTGTATTTCCATCACCAAATGTAAAATTAGTTGTTGTAACATTTTGACTGGTATTGATAAAAGTCATCAATGCTCTGTTTGTCTCAACTCCGCTTCTGTAATCTGTAAACAAGTATCCATCTTGTGCATCATCGCCTGTTTTATCACTAATGGTTACCGCAGTACCTGTAAAAATTGAACGTATATCTGGCTCAACTACAATTGCAATATTGGCTGCATTAAAAGGACTGTTGGTGCTTCCGTTTTCAGTTGCTAATTGTACTTGAAATGTTTCAGAAGTACCACTTGATTGATTTCCACTGCTTAGTTCAAATGTGTGATTAAGTGTGGTTCCAGGATTGCCTGCTACGCCAGTTTGAATATTTACACTGTTGGTTGTTCCATCACCCCAAGTCCACAAATATTGTTGTTGTGCTCCAAAAGTTGCAGTTGTACCAGGATCAGTAGCAGTACTGTTTGTAAACTGCACAACACCACCTGATGTTGCCTCTTCATTTACTATAGTAGTAACATTGGCACTAGATTGGGTTGTGTGATCACTGTAAACACTTACCACACCTGGTGAACTATAAACTGTAACAGGGCTTGGTCCAGCAGTGTTTGATGTACCAGCAAGTACGATACTGTATTGTGTATCACCACCTGCATTTGTATATGAGTTTGTTAATGTTGTCCAACTTAATGCTGGTGTTGTATTGGCTACTCCATCACCCCAATCAAGTTCATAACTGGTTGTAACACTGGTTGATGTATTGGTAATTTCTGCAGAGGTTCCACTATCGATACTGCTATCTGTAATAGTAAAACTTGGTGCTGGTGTTGGTGTATACAATGTAATATAATTTGTTTTAGTGTTTGAATCAACTGATCCTTTTGCACCCAATGCTACGTTACCGGCGTATGTTCCATCTGTGTTGTATGCAGTAAGTGTTACAGTAAATTGTCCACCATCTGAATCTGTATAAGTGTTGGTAGCATTTAATGTTGTTGCACTGTTGCCATCTCCAAAATCCCAAAGATAATTTGTAGCAGTTCCTATCAGACTTCCAGTAAATGACACAGCTTGAGGACTTGGTCCAGCAACTGGATTACCCACAAATTCAACTTGTCCAACAAACGTACCGTTTGCAATATTTAAGCTAACTTGGTTAAGATCATCAAGACCATCTGTTACAACTGTGGCAGTTGTCCATCCATCATAAGCAACGTTTGAAGTGAGATCACCATCTGTTGGTGTTCCTATTTCAATTGTGTTACCTAGTAATGCACTAATATTTGCACTGTCAATCCAGCTAAGAGCTCCAGCGCCATCAGTGGACAATACCTGTCCTGATGTTCCACCAGTCAGTGTTACTGCTCCATTGGCTCCGAGATTAACTCCACTGCCGGTTAGGTCTAGTGTGCTTTCAGATGTTATAGAATTTCCTGAGATTGATAAGTTAGCAACGTTTGCATTGCCAATTACATCTAATGGTTGTGAAGGAGTAACAGTGCCAATACCAATTCTATTGTTGGTCACGTCGACATAAAACACATTGGTGTCTATGGCTATATTAGCGGTTCTTTCTAAGTTTTCTGCTAGTGCTTTTCCTGAGACTCTTGCAATGGCCATTGTGTATTACTATCCTTAAACTTTGCAGTATTTATCGCAGTATTAAGGTGTGTTGCCAAGACCATGAATGACATTTATTGGTTCATTTAACTCTGGTGCGGCTGATAAAGTAATATCGTTTCCGCCACCTGTAATACTGTATGTTGATGGTTGTTGATAAATGTTTGATATAAACACAATGATTTGATCTACATTTGAAGCTGCAGTGCTTAGTGTAAACGTTAGTGTTGAATTATCTCCTGTGAAGTTGTCAACAACAATGTTTGCTTCACCAGAAGTTGAAACTGTTTTATACACAGTTCCATCAAAATATTCTAATCCTCCAATGGAAGTATTATATCTAAACGATCCAAAAACAGGACTATCTGGACGATCAGCAGTACTTCCATGAGGAAGTCTAGTAGAGGTTGATCCGCTGGGTATTTCTCTATTTTTTAGAAAATACCCCATAGATTAAATACTTGTGTACGAAGCTACAGCATAGATGCCTGTGGCTGTATTTGCAGTTACACTGATTACATCACTATTGGATAACAAAAGTTTTTCTCCTCCTGCATACAATTGATAGGTATCAGTGGCTGCAATATCTAAAGATTTTGCAACTAAATTTTGATTTACTACAGCATCACCGCTTGGTACAACATGTATGTCAACTGCTATTGCACCTGCAGATTCGTTAGTAAGTGTTAAATAGGTTACTGCCGTACTACCTACACTTGTATAAACAGTGGTTGCTGAGTTTGTAACTGTTGTTGTTGCTATTGTCATTTGTTGTCCTTAAAATATAATTCCGTAAACAATGGCTTTACTCTTGCTTACTAATTCGTCTGTTATTGATCCATCTACGAAATAAACACCACTTCCACCACCGCCTGCAATGTTTCCATAAAGTACTGTGCTATCAGTAACTGCTCCCGGTACACCACTTGCTTGATCTGAAAGTATCAATCCACCACCGGTTGTGGTATTTCCTGTTGCTGATGTAGCACCAGTAACTGTTAATATGTTTGTGTCTTGATCCCATGTAAAATTTGCCGACGCACCAAATGACCCTGCATCATTATACTGAATTTGTGTATTAGATCCAGCAACACTACCTGCAACTGCTGTGCCAATTTCACTCCAACTACCAGTTTCTCCTGTGGCGCTAGTGCTAGTGCTTATTTCCCAATAGCCTGCAACAGTATTATACCTAATACCAGCGTAATCACTTGAAGTTTTGTGTGTTAATACACCTGCATTGGCTGCATAGGTTGAAGTATTACTACTGTTTAGTACAATAAACGGATCCTTAACATCAAGTTGTTCAGTATTGATATACGTTAAGTTTCCAGATACTTCTAAGTTACCATTAACCGCAAGGGCATTGGCGTTGATAATTACTCTATCATCAGCGTTTATGGTTTCAATATAGTAATCGCCGTCAATTCTTTTCTTTGTATTCATAATGGACCTCTACACGTATTTACCATCTCTAGAAATTTGTCCATTGCTAAAATTCTCATGTTGGGTATCTTATTAAACGTTTTTATAAACGCACTTTCTTTTCCTTCAACTCGATGGAATTGTCTACTTTGAAATTTTTCACAGAGTTCAGTTATTTGTCTAACCCAGTTGCCGGCAAACGTTGGTGGATCTAGTTCTTTTTTATAAAATTGTGATCCTGCATATATGTTGTTGAACATGCCATTTGTTGTTCCGAGATCCATGCCAATAAGATATATATCACTGTGCCCATCTACTAACGCCAATCCGGCTGCATTTGGACCACTGCTATATCCTTTATATTCTTTTTGTAAGGTTTTGCCACCGAGCTCTAAGATTGGTTTGCGTGTGTGAAACCTATTCTTTAATGCGTATCCAGAATTTTGTATTTCTTCTGCAATAGGCCTGTCAGTTGCAACTAGACAATGTGGGGTAAAATCTCTATATAATCCGTTGCATCCGTAAACAGTTCCAATATCCATCAGTTTGTTGAGATCAACTGCCAATCGACTCCGTCCGTTGCCTAATATAAAACCTGCACTCATAAAAAACCCTCACTGTACTTACTACAGTAAGGGCTTGGTTAGTTAAAAAGTATCTAAAATTTAGAGTGATGCATTCTCAACTTGTACTAAATCTCTTGTGCTTGGAGATGCAGCTGAGCCAGATCCGCCAATAACCACAGTATCGTCTGAGATTCTGAAAAAGTTAGTTAATGAAACTACAGGCGTAGCTGAAAAATCAATACACTGTTTGTTACTCAAACGCTTGATACGAACTGCTGTTGAATCAGCGGCTGTATATGTAATTGTCATTTCCCCAGATGC